CGCTCGATCTCGATATTGGCGGCAGCCTGCATGCGCTGCACCTGCATATCGTTTTCCATCTTCTGCTGCGCCAATTGCATCTCATGGCTCTGCTTTTGCGACGCCAGAGCCATGTCGTTCTGCGCGCGGTTGTGATCGATCGCCATATCGGCCTGCGCCTTTTGCTGCGCGAGCGTGGCCTGCTGCTGTGCCTTTTGCTGGCTGAGTTGCTGCTCGGCCTGCGCCTTTTGCTGGGCGATCTGGATCTCGGCCTGCGCCTGCTGCGCGGCCGGGTCGGGTTTGGGCGGCTGCGGCGGGCCGGTCACCGAGGGTGGCGGCGGCACGGTCGGGTCGGTGATGAAGGATTCCTTGAAGCCGGCATTTTGCTGCAGCCGGGTGACGAGATCGTAGACATTCTTGCCGTAGACCAGCGGTCCCTGGAGGCTACCGCCCTGCGCCATGACGATCTGCTGCTGCACGTTCAAGAGCTGCATCAGGTATTGCAGCATCTGATCGCGGTTGCCGGTGCCTAAGCCCACCGAGACCGACACCGTCATGTCGTTCTTCCACTGGGCCGGGTCGATCTGCATATAGCTGCCGGTGACGCGGATGATGCGCTCTTCCTGCTGGTGCTTTTTGACCAGCCCGAGGATGCCCTTGATCAGCTCCTGCACACCAAAGGCGAAGATGCGGGCGATGAGCTCGACCCGCTGGGCGGCGGCTTGCTGGATCAAATTGATGCCGGTGGCGGTGCGGTTGAGATCGTCGGGGTCCAAGCCTTGGTTGCGTCGGCTGATGCCGGTTCTGATCTCTGCCGTCTGGTCGATGTATTCGACGAGCCCCTGGGCTTTTTCGGCGACGAAGGGGGTGATCAGCGGCTGCACGCCATCGGGTGAGCGGGTGCGGACAAGACCACCGGGCTTGCTGGTCAAGAGATCGTCGTAGGTTTCGTCTGTGGCCGAGCTCTCGACCACCAGATGGCGGGGGTTATTGGTGAGGTAGATGTTGTCGAGCATCTGTCTCACCAAGGTGCTTTTGATCCGCTGCAGGTCCATCACCAGATCGGCGACCGACATGCCGACCAGCTTGTGCGGCATTGGCACCGGGCAGAGGTGGTGCAGCGGCACCTCGTCGACTTCCTCGATGTCGAGCTTGCCGCCCTTGGTCAGGATGGTGGCGGCGCGGTTGACGGTGCCGATCTTGCAGAGTTCGGCGATGCCGTCGCCGTCGTAGTCGACCATGATGTAATTTTCTTCGAACCAGTAGTTGCGCATCGGCGCGTCGGTGCGGTCATTGGTGTAAGGGAAGTCGTCGTCCGGCTTGTAGCGCTGCAGCCGCTCGGCGTTGTAGTCCTCGGTATCGGACCACGCGACTTGTTCGATGCAGTCCTTGTCGTAGCCCATCTCGACGAGCTGGGTCATCGAGAGCGGCTGGCGGTGGCAGATAAAGGGGTAGTAGTTGCGGGTGCAGCGGCGTGAGAACAGCACCTCCTCGGGCGGCACATTGGCGACCCTGATGCGCCCTTCCTTCTTCGTCACGCGCAGTTTGCAGTCGTAGAGCTTGGGCCGCGGCTGGGGTGCGCCAGGCGGCATGGGGGGGATTGGCTGCGGGGCGTCCTCGCTCATGCCGGAGGGTGTCGGCGCGTCGTAGCTCTTCTCTTCCAAAATCTCGACTTTGCTCGAGCCGTTGGGGTCATCGAGCGAATTAATCTTGGCGCTGTATTCCTCTTGGGTGAGCCCGGTAAAGGTATTGGTCTCGCGGATCTCGCTCTCGTCCCACCAGCGCTTGACCCAGCCGAGCTTGGCTAACAGCGCGTCTTTGAACCAGTCATGGAGGATCAAAAACCCTGGGTTGTCCTCATTAAAAATGTGGTTGACGTAATTCGACGCCTGCCTGCCCGCCTCTTCTGGGTCCATTGGCGGCGGCTGACCAGGGATGGGCGGTGGTGGGGTGAGCGTCTGCTTGACCGGGTTGATATCGGCGATTTGCGGCGAGGCGCAGAATATGCGCAGCAGCGCCGGCAGCACCCACTCCACGGTCTCCAGCACGGTCAGCATGACAACCCGGCTGCGGTTCTGCCCCGGTGGCGGCTCGGCGAATTCGCCGCCCTGGTAATATTTCATCGCCTCCATGCGCTCGTTGGAGAGCTTGCCGTTCTCGGTGCCGAGCGCTTGGTTCAGTTCACGCCGGATGATGTCTTTCAATTGATCCTCGGCCATGAGCCCTTTGGGGTCACGGCGCGGGATATAGTCGGGGATCTCGGTGTCGCGCGCGCTGCGGAACAGTTCGCCGTCAGGCATTGTCGGTCTGTTTCTGCTGCTGCCACTTGGCGAATGCGGTCCCCGGCTTGGCCTTGGGCAACGGTTCGGCGATGGGCGCGGCCGGCGGCACACGCGGGTGCGCCGGTTGTGCTTCGAGCGCATCCATCCGCTCCTCAAGCGCCTCAATGCGCTTGAGGCGAGCGGTGAGCGCATCGCTGAGGATCTCGACGCGCGCATAGAGCAGATCGACCCTCTCGATCAGCTCGCGGAAGCGCTGTGCCTCGGCGTAGCTGCTCATCCGCGGCGCGCCTCGGGATGCGGCGCTGGCGGCTTGGGTGGCGGCGGCGGTGCGGCGGGCTTGGCGGCAGCGGGCTCCTCGAGCGGGGTGAGCTTCATATTGCCGTCTTTGTCGAAGGTCTCGACCATCTCCTTGAAGTCGACCATGACGTGGCGTGCGGCGGGCGGTGTGCCACCAGTCGGCACCCAGTCATCGGGTTTTGGCGGCATGGGGAAGTCCTGGCTTTCGATGAGCCCGAGATGGGCATGGGCAACGACATCGATCTGTTCTTGGGTAACCGTGCCGTCCCACATCAGGACGGTGAGGATCTGCCCCATTTCCTGCATGCGTGAGTAGTCGCTCATTTCTTCCTCCTAAACGATCGCGAGATCGGGGTATTTGATCGGCTTGGGGGTGCCGGCGTTGCGCACATCGCCCATGGCAAAGGTGCGGAATGCGTCGGCGGCGTGGCTGGTCCAGTCATGCAGCGCGCGATCGGAGTAGTTGCGCGTCGCCTCGTTCCAAGATCGGCGGTAGTTCTGCAGCGCGCTGATGCCGCGAGCGCATTTCTCGGCGTCAAACCAGCAGCGCGGCAGGATCATGCGCACCGCGTTGATGCCGTCCTCGGGGCGCTGCTTGGGGGTCACTTGGGTGCGGTAGAAGCCGAGGCTGCGCAGGGTCTCTTCCCGGCTTCGCCCCGTCCCCAGCTCCCTTGCCGCGCCATCGTGCGGCAGGATGTGCTCGCCCCATTTCCACGGGCGGCGGTCGAGCTCTCTGGCGTACCAGTCCAAGCCGACGCCACTGTTCTCGATATAGTCGATGACGTGGATCTCGCGCCCGACAAGCTGGATCATCCAGATGCTGGTGGCGTCGCCGATCCCCAGATCCCATGCGGTGTGCACCGGCAGCGTCGCCTCGTGCGGCACCTTGGTCAGCCGCCCTTCCTTCTCGGCCTCCTCCATCAGCGCGCCGTAGTAGCTGCCGAGCACGCCCGCATCGAAGGAGCACATGTACTCCTGTTGATACCTGGCCTCGCCGTCGTCCTTGCCGTATTCGCGCACCAGCTCGCGGTGCTCGATCTCGAGCTGGTCGGCGCTAAAGACATTGGTCTCGGTTGCCGGCAGACGCTCGGCAAACCAGCTCTCGTCCTGGCGCGCGGCCTCGTAGAAGGTGGCGGCGTGGTTGCGCCCGCGGGGTGTGGTGATAAAGAGCGCCCAGCCACCATTCTCGGCCAAGATCGGGCGCAGATAGCCCCAAGCAGAGGGATCGGCGAGTGCGAATTCGGAGAAAACAACGCCGACCGGTGGGCTGCCAACAAGGGAGTTGTAGTTGTCGCTACCGACCAACTGCCACAGCGCACCGTTGCGAAAACGGATTGCCATGTCGGTTTCACGGGTATTTTCCCGTATTTCCCGAGGAAAGCACTCGTTGATGCGGCGTTGCCCGGTGTGCGGATTAATCGCATCCCAAACGGCTTTGCGCGCCTGGTTCGCCTCGGGCAGCATGTGCCAGTAGACCCCGACCTTCATATGCGCGGCGATCGCGGCCCAGTGCAGGCAGACCTCGTCCTTGCCGGCCCGCCTATGCCACACCGCCATTGCCCGCCTGCCCCCGCCCTCGAGGTAATTCCAGAGCTTTTTCTGGTAATAGCGCGGTTGCCAGCCATTGTGCGGCAGGCGAATGCGGTTAACGATGGCTTCTGGCATGAGCCAATTGCTTCTCGCGCTCGTTGATCCACTTGGCGATATCGCTGCTCATCAGCGACGTGCCCCAATATCGCCGCGATCGGCCACAATAGCGGCAAATATCGGTGGCGTTGTCATTGCTCGGCCAGCCATTCTGCCAGCCGCAATCGTGGCACAACCATGGCGCCGGTTTTTTTGTCATCTGAGCGTCATTTTGGGTTTGACTCGCCCTTGTTGCTCGCCCCAACATGCTTAAAACAGTGGGAGGAACCCGATGGCGAAGCGCCGCATCTCGCCAGCGAATGTTTATCTCGAGGAAAGCGATTTTGAGCGGCTTGTCAGTGGCGAGCCGGTGATTGTCAGGCGCAACGTCGGTTGCTGCTCGGTCACTGTGCGGATTGCGCTCGACGAGATCAGTCATATGAGAATGCTCGCCTGCATCGATAAGGCGAGCGGCTACAACCCGGCCGCGGATCTCCCGCAAGCCGCCGATGACGACTGAGGACGGCTATCCTTTCTCGGTCTACGTCTTCTTTCCCGACGACTCTTGGCAGAAGGAGGGCGAAGGGCTCGATGTGGTGGGCGCTATGAGGCTTGTATCGCAGCTCAGCCGCAGCGTCGGCGCGCGCATGGGCATGGTGCAGCGCATCATCATCACCGACAGCGGCGACTCTACCTGTCTCGAGTGGGAGCCTGGGCTCGGCATCACCTTTCCCAAGGACACACGCGATGGCTGAGCCCTGGACCCCGTGGCAGCCCCTTCTCTTTGGCCGCTACGAGACCCGTGAGGAAGCCTTAGCCGGCCACAAAAGAATCCTCGCCACCGTGCGTGCGCGCACAAGGTGGGGCGCAGGCGCAGCACATTGACCCGCACCAGCCGCCCGCCGGCGCCGGTTGCGACCAGCCCCGTGACGCTTAGCGTACCCAACCCCACGC